CAATAACCCCGTTCCTGCAGGAGTGCCTCCAGTTGCAGGTTGGGAATTGGGTCAAACATCTGAAAAGTATGAGTCTGCTGGAAAGGGTCCAGGTACTATTAATCCTTATAAAACATCCGAAGATAGAGGTGGAGCTTCGTATGGTACATATCAATTTGCTTCCTTCTTACCTGAAACTACTCCTTCTGGAAAAGCAAGACCTTCGAGTAAAAATTCTCCAGTACTTTCATTTTTAAAATCGTCTAAATTTAAAAATAAGTTTGAGGGACTAATTCCAGCAACAGCAGAATTTGATAGTATGTGGAAAAGTATATCTTCCCAATACCCAACTGAGTTTGATGATGATCAACACGATTATGTAAAGAAAACTTATTATGATGTTATGATAACTAACCTTCAAAGAAAAGGTTTAGATCTAACCAACTTTGGACCTTCAGTTCAAGATTTAGTTTGGAGCACCGCTGTACAATTTGGTCCAAGCAGAACAAGTATATTCTTAGACAGTTTATCTGGTAAGTCAGAACTTACGGATAAAGATATTGTAGAGATTGTATCTGAATACAAAATTGCCAATGCTCCAACATTCTTTAAAAGTAGTGGTCAAAATATTATTGCTGGTGTTCAAACTAGATATAAAAACGAAAAATCTGATCTTAATAAATTAATAACGGTGTAAAATGCCAGTAGATAAAATTACCCAGCTCAGAGATGTTCTTATCCAACAATCTCAAAACCTACCCTCTTATCAATCATTACCTCCTTACACAAAGGGAATTATTAATGGCGTAATTGAAAAGACTGCTGGTGAAACTGCTACAAGAATTAACGACGACGTTGAGAATTTATCTAATAAGCAAATTAACGAGATTGGCCAACAAATAATTGGTCCAAGCAATCCTTTAGATATTGTCAATGGAAACCTATCCTCCTCTGATGTATCAAAAGTACTTGCCCCGATAGCTTCAGATAAATTACTTAAAGGAATTGAGAGTGAGTTTACATTTAAAATATTAAACGGATTAAACAATCAACTACCTCCTTCATTGAGAGGATTAGTTGATGTTAATACCCTTGCTTCTTCTATTACTTCTGGTGGAGTAATTGGTAAAGGTATAAATTCAGCTTTAAATACCTACACAACAGATTTAATGAGTGGAGCTAAAAAAGTAGTTCCTTTTTCTGAAAATGTATCAGAGGAATTTTCTAGAAATCCAGAAAAAGCTTTAGAGAATATTAATAAGGCTTTTGACAATCAAATATCTTCAAAGGCTTTAGAAGAAGCTAAAAAGTTTGATATTAATACTAGCGACAACCGAGAAAAACTTTTAGTTCAAGTAAAAGGGTTTATAGATCCACAAGCAACATTTCCTACTAAAGAATATAAAGGTAAGCCTGAAACAAATAAGTTAGCTCGAGGCGATTTAATTGGCACCATAGTTCAGGCTAAAGAAAAAGATAGACTTAAAGGAATATCCTTACCTTTTGATCAATCTTGGGATCAGCCACCAATACCTTATAAAGCTCAGTATCCCTTTAACAAGGTTACACAAACAGAATCTGGCCATGTAATTGAAATTGATGATACTGATGGAGCAGAGCGAATTCACTTGTATCACAAAAGTGGTACATTTATTGAAATAGATGCTAATGGGTCTGTAGTTACTCGTAAAAAAGGTTCTTCTTATGAAATAATAGACAAAAATGGGTACATTTCCGTAGCGGGGGATGCTTCTTTGTCTGTAAGAGGGGGAGTAAAGATTTATGTTGGTGAAGATGCAGACATAGAAGTACAGGGAGATGTGAATTTAAAATGTCTTAACGATATCACAATGCAAGCTGCTGGAAGGATTGACTTATCAGCAAGTGAAGAAATTAATCTTAGAAGTGCAAATGTGAATATTGAAGCTGACTACGAATTAAGTTTAAAAGGTGATAGCAATGTTTTAGTCTCTTGCAATGATTATTATTTTAAAGCCAACAACGATAGCTATCACCAAGTATTAAATAATCATTACATTTATGTAAATAAGAATTTGTATAATCAGGCACTAGGCGAAATTCATCTCAAAGCTAGTAGCACTATTAACGCTGATGGTTCAGCTGTTCATTTAAATTCTAGTACTGCATCTGATTCTAAACAATCAATTTATTCTTACAATGCTAACATTGGTTTAATTGGTACTAGAAAGGATATTGTATATGAATCTGTACCCGATCCAATATCAGCCAACTACTTAGATGAGAAAGGATATAAGTCAGAGGATGTGGAATTACCTTCTGAATTGAAAAAAGATCAAGAAGCTTTAAAACAGCTTGGTATAGCTTCCTCTTCAGATTTAAATCAATCAGCTATACCCATAGAGTCGGAAACTCCTAAATCAAATAGAAATGATATTATTAAGCCAGATGATTCACTTTTGACACAAAGTTACTTACCAGACAATTATCAATTATCTAAGCATTTTACTTTAGGAGATTTATCCTCCAGGGCAGTGGTGACAAAAAACCCAGTACAAGCTCAGGCAGGATTAACATACGGTCAAATTGTTTACAACTTAGCAGCAATAGCTTTAAATGTGTTAGAGCCTTTAATTGCATTGTACCCAAAGGCAAAAGTTACATCTGCTTATAGATCAGCGTCTGGTTCTTCCTCTACATCCCAACACCCTAAAGGTCAGGCTGCAGATATTCAAATTCCTGGAATAGCAAAAGGAGAGTATTATGAAGTAGCTAAGAAATTATCTACACAATTAAATTATGATCAATTATTATTAGAATATAAAACCTATGGCACTGGATTACCCTGGATTCATATTTCTTTTGATGTTAATAAACCCAGAAAAGTTGTGATGACGTTCTTTAATGATAAAAAACATTCAGACGGTTTGTCTAATTTAGCTTAACATGCCCGGTATAGCTAGAGTAGGTGTAGATTCGGCAGGAGGAACTATATTAGGTGGAGGTCAATCTACTGTATTTTGTAATGGTAGTTTAATTGCAGTTTTAGGAGATGCTGTGCAGGGTCACGGTACTGGTCCTCATAGTAGTCCAGTAATGGCTCAAGCATCAACAAATGTTTTTGCTGGAGGAAAAGGAGTTTGTAGACAAGGGGATCAAGCTTCGTGTGGACATGTAGCTACAGGTTCTTCTAATACGTTTGCAAATTAATAATTTTTTAGCGATAAATAATAGTATGCCTATAAATCGAAAAACAAGAGAATATACAGACTTTAACTTACTTTTTACAACAAATCCTGCTACTGGGGATCTTACTAAAAAGTCAGACGAAGAAGCTATTAAAGCGTCTGTAAGAAACTTAATTCAAACTAAAAATTTTGAACGTCCATTTCATCCAGAAATAGGTTCTCAAATTTATTCGTTGGTTTTTGAAAACTTTTCGCCCGTAATAGCGCAAGTTATGAAAAAAACTATTTTTGATACCATAGAGAAATTTGAACCTAGAGTAAGTGTAACCGACGTGAGAATACAAGAAAGACCTGATTCTAACGAGCTTAGTGTTGACATACAATTTTTAATTAATAGCTCCGATAAACTAGTTACTTTAAAAACATCAATTCAAAGAGTACGATAATGGCGAATCTTAGAATAGCGGAGCTGGATTTTGACACCATCAAGTCAAATCTAAAATCTTTTTTACAATCTCAAAATGAATTTACAGACTTTGATTTTGAAGGGTCTAGTCTTTCGGTTTTAATTGATCTTTTAGCATATAATACTCACTACAATGCGTATCTTGCAAACATGGTAGTTAACGAGATGTTTTTAGATTCTGCTGTAAAGAGATCCTCTGCTGTTTCTCTTGCTAAACAATTGGGATACACGCCCAGATCGATTAGGAGTGCTAGAGCGGTTTTAAACGTTGTGGTTAACAATCCTCCAGGAAACCCTGAAACCATTACTTTAGATAGATACACTCCTTTTACTGTTACACTTAATGATACTTCATATACTTTCTATAATCTTTTTCCAATCACTGTTACTAAGTTATTCAGTGGTGAATATGTTTTTTCAAATTTAGAGGTTGTAGAAGGAACTCCTTTAAGTATTTCCTATGTTGTAGCAAATCCTGGTACTGAAGAAAAATTTGAAATACCTTCTCCGACAGTTGACACATCTACCCTCTTAGTTACAGTCCAAAATTCCTCTTCCAATACATCTTCTACAGCTTTTATTATTAGTGACAACATAGCAAATGTTTCTTCTAATTCTAGAGTTTATTTTTTAGAAGAAAATCCTTTTGAAAAATATCAAATATATTTTGGAGATGATGTTATAGGTAAAAAGCTATCAAATGGAAATATTGTAACAATAAGATACCTTTCTTCACAAGGTGGAGCAGCAAATTCTTCCAACTTAACTAATCAACAATTTACCACCACATCAATAGCTGGTACGAGTAATGTTATAATATCTACTGTTACTAATCCACATGCAGGCTCTGCTAAGGAAAGCATTGGTTCTATTAAATTCAATGCCCCTAGAATGTATTCCACAAAAAATAGAGCAGTAACTTCTACAGATTATGAATCTTTAATTTATTCTAATTTTTTAGATGCCGAATCAGTGTCAGTGTGGGGAGGAGAGGAAAATGATCCACCATATTACGGTAAAGTTTTAATTTCACTCAAACCCTACGATGGTTATACCATATCTCAAGCTACTAAAGATTATATAATTGAAAATGTACTTAAAGACAAAAAAGTATTATCTATACAACCAGAATTTATTGATCCTGAATACAATCACGTAAATTTAAAAGTTTATGTTGATTATGATTCTTACTCAACAACAAAAACCACAAGTCAAATAGAATTTATAGTTAGAAATACAATTCAAACATATTTTGCAAACGAGCTTCAAAAGTTTAATAAAAATTTTAATAAATCAACTTTAATTAAACTTTTACTCGAATCAGATTCAGCTATTTCATCTGTAATTATTACAATTAAATTACAGAAAAGATTTAACATTACTTTAAATGCTGAAAATGCTTTTATTGGAGATGATGTAATTAAATTTCAAAATGCAGTAATTCCTGGATCTATAAACAGTTCTAGATTTTTTATTAACAATTCTAATACTACAACTATTTCTAAAATTATTGATATTCCAAATAACAGTCCTCCAGATAATCTTGGATCAGGCACTTTTAGATTAATAAATGCCGAATCAGGTGCAATTCTTAAACCTAATGTTGGTACAGTTAATTACGGAACTGGTTTAGTTAATATTGATGGTTTTACACCTACTGCTCTTCCTAATAACATTTTTGACTTTAGAATTACAGGATCTGTACAGGAAACAAATCATAATATTCAGACAAGCAAAAATGAAATTCTAGTTTTAGATGATAGTTCTAACGACGCTTTTGCTGGATTAGAAGCTGGTTTAACAGTTTTTGTAACAGCAGTTTAAGATGCCTACTACTAGAATAAAAGAAAAAATATCAGATTTAATAGCAAGTCAAGTACCCGAGTTTGTAAATTCGGACTATCCTACTTTTGTAGCTTTTTTAGAAGCTTACTATAGATTTTTAGAACAAGATGAGCATGCACTAGAGTTGGTACAAAATGCTAGATCATACAATGATATAGATAGAACTGCATCATCGTTTATATATTTTTTTATTAAACAATACGCATTTAATTTTCCTGTTTCGGCAGCAACTAACCAAAGATTTTTATTAAAAAAGTTAGGAGATTTGTACGAATCTAAAGGAAGCGAATTATCGTTTAAATTGTTTTTTAAAATACTTTTTAACACAGATGTAAGTATAGAATATCCTTACGATTTCGTATTAAGATCGTCGGATGGTAGATGGGAGCAAAAAAATTCAATAAGAGTTGAAACAGTTTTTGGTAGTGTTTCAGATATAACAAATCGATTTTTAACTTACACCAATCTCTTAAATCCTGTCAATAATCAAACCTATCAAACCTCTATAACCGAAATAAAAATTTTATCTAATAATTTAACCGAAATTTATTTAGATAGAAAAAATATTGCTCCAGACTATCATTTAGAGGGACAAGTCATAGTCTATGATGAAGAAAACAATATAATTTTTATAGGAATTATTAAACCAACTGCTTTGTCTGTTAGTGTTAATAGCCCAGGCGAAGGGTTTAAAATAGGTCAAATATATTCTGTCAAAGATTCAAATGTACAAGGTACATTTCTTCAAATTACATCATTAGATTCTAATTCCGGAATTTCGTCAGCAAAGGTAATTAATTTTGGTTTTGGTTATACTGGCAACCTTACTGTAGATTTAGATCCTAAGAAAAAATTTGCAGAAAACTTGCCAGTACCTAAACCTAATAACGTTTCTACTATTACTTTAAATGTTGGGTCGTTAAGTAAATATCCAGGTGAGTTTAAAAAAGTAAATGGTTTGTTGTCTGTGCCAGAGGTTTGTTTACCTGATGATAGATTATTTCAACCATTTTCGTATGTAACTAATACCGACTTAGATATAAAACGATTTTATAGTTTAGCTAAAAATGTTGTTCACCCCGCCGGTAAACAATTATATAATAAAGTAAACTTTAAAAACGATATAAACGTATTAAGTTCTTTTGCTCTTGTACCTACTTCAAACATCTTTATTGACCTATATGATAAGATAGATTTCTTAGATACCGTCAGTATAGCTAAGCTCTTCAATAGAGCATTTAATAATACAGCCAATATAATTGATCCTATAAGTTTGAATTTAACAAAGTCCAATATTGATTTGTCTGTAAGTCTTTCAGACTCAATTTTAATAGGAGCTTATTTAGACGGTGTTAGTGGTACTTTCTTCGCAGAGGATTACACATCGGAGAATTATAATGGAGATGTAATTTATTTGTAATAAAATTTTACCGTAAATTTACAATAAATATAGTATAGTCAATTTAGGAAAACACATGATAACCGAATCATTTACCGTCAAAGGCGAGTTAAACATTAAAGTCATAGATTCTTTTAATAATTTAAAAGATGAAAGAAATATAAAAAACTTAGTTGTTTCTAGCGGCAAGAATTACATTTCTTCCCGTATGACTTCAAACTCATCTGTAGTAATGAGTCATATGGCTATTGGAACTGCCAACGTAGCATCTTCGACTGGTCAGACACTTCTTTTGGGAGAGGTTGCAAGAGTAGCCTTAGATTCTTCAGTTATTACTAATAATACGGTCACATACATTGGTACCTTTGGTGCTGGTGTTGGAACCGGAAGCTTACATGAAGCCGCTATTTTCAACGACTCTCTAGCCAACATAGGTACTATGCTATGTCGTACTAATTTCAATTCAGTGAATAAATCTGCTGGCGATATCATAGTTATTACATGGAATATAACCGTAGAATAATATGTCATTTTTACTAAAAGACATTGCTCATACCTCTTTGGTTGATGCAGTATACAATGAAATACTTTCTAGCAGATCCAATTACTATTATTTTATTGGTGAGATTTTAGAGTGGGCTGACCCAAGCACTCCCGAAACTCCTTTAAATACTGGTACATATGAATATGATACACGCAATAAAATTCTTGCAGTCAAAAAAGTTTTAACCTCAGATATTTCATATGTCGTACCCAGAATAGATTGGTCGTCAAACGTTGTCTATGATCAATATGATCCAGATTATAGCCCTACATTTTTATCTAATACTGGAGCCAATTCCTTAAAAACTTCTAGATTCTATATTTTAACTTCAGACTTTAATGTATATAAATGTCTTTATAATAACAAAGGTGCTAACTCAACAATACAACCTACCTTTACTGATTTGACAGCAGTTACTACTGCTGATGGCTATACGTGGAAATATCTCTATACAATTCCCCTATCTTTAAGAAATAGGTTTTTAACTGATGATTTAATGCCAGTTCAAACCTATCTAAACAATGCTTATTATTCAAACGGAGAAATTAGTTTAATTGTAATTGAGAATCAAGGATCGGGTTATCTCGGCAATGCTCAAACAACCTTAACAGTAAATGGTGTTTTTAGAGGATTACCGGGTAATGTTGTAGCCACTTTAGATCCTATTTTAAATAGTTCTGGATCTTTAGTTGGAGTAAAGATTAAAAATCAAGGCAATAATTACAGTTCTGCTAATATTAGTATAAACGACGTGACTGAGTTAGGCTCAAGTTTTTACAAGTCGCTTAAAACGGCTACTATTTTTAATGGTGGAAATTCTTATTCTAATAGTGGCATTACTTCAAACACTACAGCTAGACTTGTAACAACAGGGGTTTTTCAACCTAATGCTAATGCTGTTCTAACATTAAATTTTTTAAACAATGTAGTTTCTGGTATTAACATTGTTTCTCCTGGTAATGGATATTCAACTGAAGTCATAGCCAATACAAGTATTAACATCTCAACATCAGGAAATCTTCAACCTGTAGCAAACGCTACTGCAAATATTACATTCAATAATACAGCTACTTTAACACCTATATTATTTAATGGAAAAGTTGACAGAGTATTGATTAACGACCCTGGGGTGGGTTATAGTTCTAATCTACAAACAACAATTGTTGTGCAGGGAGATGGGTCTGGAGCTACTCTTGTACCATACGTAAACTCAGCCGGAGCGTTAGAAGATATAATTATTCAAACAAGAGGTAATGGCTACACTTATGTCGACTTAGAAATAGTTGGAGATGGTTCTGGAGCAAACGCAAGAGCAGAACTTTCGTCATATGATTTAGATACTAATCAAGCATTGATAGAACTTTCTGCAGTAGATGGAGCAATTCACGCTTTTAGAGTTTTGAATGCTGGTGATAATTATTTCAACGGAAATACAACGTTAACTGTTACTGGGGATGGAGAATCATTTACGGGAAATGTGGTTTTAGCTAATAATAATTCCATAAGCCACATAAGCGTTACTAATCCAGGATATGGTTATTCTTACGCAGATGTTACAATATCGGGCGTTGGTTCTAACGCAGTGGTCGAAGCTATAATTTCTCCTCCTAATGGTCATGGAAGTGATGGTGTAAATGAATTGTATGCAGACACTTTAATGTTTTATTCTACAATAAATAACGATAAGCTGCACAATATAAATATCTTAAACGATTTTAGACAGTTTGGGTTAGTAAAAAATATTAAACAATTTGCTAATTCAAGAGCATTTGCTAATGTTATTGGAACTTCTTGCTATTTAATTACAGCTAACACTGTTGTAAATTCTCAATCCAATACTTTAACTAGAGACACTATTTTACAACTTAATGGTAATGCATCTAGAACCTTTGAAGTGGTTGAAGTCTTAAGCGCTAATAATCAAATATTAGTAAATGATCTTAGCAATTTTTTACTAACTACCGGTAATTCTTTTTATGACGCAAACACTGCATCTAATTTTGATATTTTAACTATCGACAAATATCCCGACATAAATAAATTTAGCGGCGAGCTATTTTTTATTGACAATAGAACTCAAGTAACTTATAGCGATGAACAACTTGTAACTTTTAGAACTACTATTAAACTATAATGCCTACCATATACCCATCAGCTCCTTATTTTGACGATTACGATTCTACTAAACAATTTTATAGAATTTTGTTTAGACCTGGGCGTGCGGTACAAGCAAGAGAACTAACCCAACTACAAACTTTAATCCAAGGTCAAATAGAAAGATTTGGAAAAGGAATTTATAAAGAAGGATCTTTTGTAACTCCATCTGAATTAATTTTTGATAAAAGATATGCTTTTGTAAAACTTCAAACAACTCATGCATCCGTAAATGCTGATGATGTAATAGGAAATTTGTTAGATCAAGTAATTGTAGGACAAAATAATGGCGTAAAAGCTACTGTTGTAAATTTCACGACTTCCACACTCACAGATCCTCCTACCCTATTTGTAAAATATTTAAATTCAGGAAATGCTGGAGTATCTAAGACTTTTGCTAACAATGAAATTAT